ATAAAAAAGCAGGTCTATGATAATAAGACATATAAAGTATCCAGTGACAAAATAGAGGGGTTTATAGATGATTTGGAAGCACTCAAGCAGACCATTTATAAATTACTTGGCACGGAGCAATATGAATACCCTATTTACAGTTTTGACTACGGAATCTCTTGGAAAGAATTGATCGGGCAGGAAAGGGCATATGTCCGGGCTGAAATGAAGCGAATGGTCCAGGAAGCATTGTTATTGGATAGCCGTATCAGTGACGTGGACGGTTTTAATTTTGTATTTGTTGGTGATACATGCAAATGCAGTTTCAACGTCACAAGCATATATGGAAATTTTGAGATTGAAACGGAGGTGCTTACATGAGCCAAACCTATGAAGAAATATTACAATCTATGCTTAACAAGGTTCCAAGTAATGTGGACAAAAGAGAAGGAAGCATTATTTATGATGCCTTGGCTCCTTGCGCTTTCTACATAGCGAATCAGCAGTTTTCACTTGATAATTACTCTGAACTGGTTTTTGCTGACACGGCGGTGGAAGGATATCTTGACCGCATTGTGGCAGATAACGGAATGACACGAAAACCGGCTACATATGCGGCAAGGACGGTTAGTACAAGTGCGAGCGTTGATTTAGGGACGTTGTGGGGCATTAATGGATTGGTTTATAAAATAACCAATCAAATAGCCAGCAACCAATACAAGGCGCAGTGCACAACCCCAGGAATAAGCGGAAACCAATTTTCTGGTGTGCTCACTCCTATTTCTAATGTCACAGATGTGACGGCAACCTTGGGAGATGTTATAACACCAGGAGCCGATGAAGAGACTGACGATGCGCTTAGAGAACGTTTCTACGAAAAGGTAAGAACTCCTGCGACCTCAGGGAATGCATACCAATACAGTCAATGGGCTCTTGAAGTATCGGGTGTTGGAGCTGCAAAAGTATTCCCACTCGATAGCGGTCCTGGAACTGTAACTGTTTTAGTAGTTGACGGAAACAAAGAAATCAGTGAACCTCTTCCTGACATCGTGGCAGAACACATCGAAACTGTACGCCCAATAGGGGCTACAGTCACAGTTTTAAGTCCAACAGGCAAAGAAATAGACGTATCCGCCACCGTGAAACTTGACGGTAGCAAAACCCTGGAAGATGTTACTGCAGCGTTTGGAGTAGCCCTTGAATCCCTGCTGTCTAGTACTGTATTTACCACTTACAGCGTGAGTTACGCCAAGATAGGCAGCTCGTCATTGGAGGTTCCGGGCGTGGAAGACTATTCCGGGCTTTTAGTAAATTCAGGGAGTGGAAATATAACAATTGGTAGCAAAGAAGTGCCGATAAAAGGTACAGTTGTATTGACGGAGGCTGTGTGAAATGGACTTAATGACATTACTGCCAAATTATTACGACCAGAATGAGACTATGAAGAAATTACAAGAAATCTTGTCCTCGGAATCAGATAAGCTTGACATCCAGTTAAGTACTGTTATTGCTGAATGCTTTGTCAATACTGCCAGTACAATGCTATCAAGGTATGAGAGGATTTACGGCATTGAAATAGACATTTCCAAGTCTAAGACTTTCCGAAGAGAGAGGATCAAGGCAAAAATAGCAGGGGTGGGAACCACCACAAAGCAGATGATACAAAACGTCTCTGCAAGTTATTCTAATGGTGATGTGGAAGTGATTGAGGATAACGAAAACAGCAAATTCACAATTAAGTTTGTTGGAACATTGGGAGTCCCTGATAACTTAGCTGATCTCAAACTCACTATTGAGGAGATTAAGCCTGCACATCTTGACGTGACGTATGAGTATGTATACAACACGTGGGAAAATTTAAAACGGATTACATGGGGGCAGGCAGCGGCCTATACATGGAACCAGATAAGGACGGTGAGAATATAAATGCAGACAACACCTAATTTGGGGCTTAATAAGCCAGAAAGTAATGAGTACGTAAATGTAACAGACATTAATGAAAACGCAGATATTATTGATGAAGCAGTTGCTGCAAAGGTGCAATCATCTGGCGGGGATATCTCAGAAACAGTCATTGAAATTCTGGATACTGTAGAGGATAAGTATCCGATCCCGGATGCAGGTGAGAGTGTTAAGCGGTTTTTCGGAAAAATGCTGACGTTCCTTAGAAACATAAGACCTCTTACGGGTGATATCAATATTTATGTTTCTACAACGGGCTCAGATACGACTGGTGATGGTAGCAAATTGAATCCATATGCGAGCATTGGAAAAGCACTAAGTGTAGTCCCAAAGAATCTAAATGGATTTACAGCTTCGATCTACGTGTCAGATGGCACTTACGCAGAGGATGTCAGCATAAATGGAATTAAAAATGGTCTGTTAATACTGCGCAGAGATGGAGTTGAAGAATTAAATTCTCTTTGTAATATTAATAAAATCACGGTATCTAATAGCGATTCTATACATATCCTGGGATTTAATTTAATTGCCGAATATACGGATAGTATATATGCCACTAATTGTGAATTTGTATATGTAAATTGTTGCCAGTCAATTTCAATTTCATTTGATAACCAATCATTTAGTTTTTTATATGTATCAATAGCGCGAATAACTGGCTGTCGATCTTTAAATCACAATTCATGTTTATGGTGCTATTCGTCACATATATACTCAGGGAATTGGTCAGATGATAGTATTGGTATCAAATATGGGACATATGTAGATGGTGGTGGAAGCATAGCTATTGGAAATGTATATCAACCTAATGGGCACACTTCCAAAGAATACTATGCGGCAGGCGGAATAATATCTAATGTTTTTGGCGCAAAAGTCGGTTCTTTGAAAAGTGATACTACATTATATGTTTCTACAGCTGGGTCTAATACCACTGGTGATGGAACAGCCGCAAAACCTTTCAAAACCATACAATATGCAATAGACACATTACCTAAAGATTTTGGCGGATACTTTGCTACCATAACTATCTCTTCTGGCACCTATGTTGAAGATATACTTATATCAGGATTTAGTGGCACTCTGCAATTAACATTGTTAGGGAATGTTACCACGGGTTCTATAACAATCGGGAATTCAAGGGTAACGTGTGCAGCATCTATCGCATGTACACTTTCAATTAAATACTTATATGTAACAGCCTCCGGCAGGTTTGACTCATTCAGTGCTGTTGGTATTAAAACAACTGGATATATCGACGGTCAGCCACAGAATGGAAGTAAGGCTTCAATAGCCGCTAATAGGGGTGACATCTATATTTCAGGGTCAATTACATTAACAGGCAATACAGATGTAGGCATGTCAGTAATATCGATATCGAGAGTGCATTTTTCAACGGTTACTGGAACAGGATTTAATATTGGGGTGGTTGTGAGCACTGGTTCAGTTGCTACTTGTGGGACTGCAAGTGGTATGTTAATATCTGCAACAACACCAATACAACAGGGCGCTTCTGGGCAGTATGTCTATTCAAATGGTACACAGATTTCGGATGATATAACCACAGGACTGTCATGTACGTGGGGAACCATCAGAAGTGGATATGTGAGGCATGGCAATTTAAATGGTGCCGCTATGATCAGCCTCAATATGCGTATCGAACCTAAAGTTGCTCTAGCCGCTGGTAACGAATATATTATTTCTGGATTGCCTCCATCAAATATACCTGGATACAATACTGTACCAGTATGTACAGATTCACCATCGAGTACTAGTGCTTGTTGGTTATATGCAGGAGGTTCGATTGCATTCAGACCCAGTGTTAGTATACCATTAGGCACTTGGAATATTGCCATGAGTGCAACTTATAAAACAAACTCATAAGGAGGACTTAATATGAATAACGAAACAATCAAAGTAGGTGAGGTAACCTACAACATTGCAAACGGCAGTTGCAGTCTCCATCTGTCTGACGGTGGGGTGGCAACGGTAGCCATTATTATCGGATCAAATATAATTAATGATATACATAAAAACCTATCAGAAAACAGCACCATCACAAAGTACACAGCTGATGGTGTAGAAGAGTGGCAGAGAAGCGATCTGATATATACTGGGGAAATTAAATTGAAAAATGACTTTCCCGTACGGATCGAGCAGAAGCAGACAGGGACTGATGATGAGGGAAAACCGATATACAGCAACGTGGAAGCAATGGAAGACGTGGTGATCGTTGAGTACAGGACACCGAACATTCAGGACAAGATACAGTCACAGGCAGAGGAAATCAAATCATTAAGAGCAACAGTTGACACGCTAATTTTATCAGGTCTGGAGGGGTAATTATGTTTGAAACATTAATGAGATTATATAACAGTGGCAAGGGTCCACTTACGGCTACGATGTTGGCTAATGCGGTAATAAAGAATTGGATAACGGAATCAGATAAAAAAGAGATCTTGGCAACTAAAAATTAAGAAAAAGTGAGGATAATAAAAATGGATAGAATTACAGAACTGCTTGCCCTGGCATGGGGAAGCCCAATTATTAAACTGGTCATTTTGGCAGTAGTGATGGATACCTGCTTTGGCTGTATTAGAGCAATTAAAGAGCATGAATTTAACAGTTGTTTCGGCATTGATGGAGCGATCCGGAAAATCTCCATGGTGGCCTCCCTGGCGTTCCTACTAATACTTGATCGAATCGTACATCTTAATCTGATCGGCTTCATTCCGGAAGCAATCCGGTCATATCTGCCGGTTAATGCCATTGGAGTGGCGGAGTTCTTCGGGCTCCTGTACATAGCATATGAGCTGGTGAGCATTCTTAAAAACATGACTCTGTGTGGTCTGCCGGTGAAGCGGTTGTGGGAGGCAGTAAAGAAGCTCCTTACACAGTATACGGACGAGCTGCCGGATAACACATAAGCTGTTGCGACCGTCGCAACGGATGTAATGTCACAACTTTATGGACCTGGGTTAATCCTGGGTCCTTTTTCAATTGGAGGAAAATAGCATGAGTAATGCAGTAAATGACTTAATCAATAAGGCGAAAGCCTGGACAGGATATCTGGAAAAGAAGAGCAACGCCAGCCTGGACGATTTTACATCCAACGCAGGAAGTAATAACTTTACTTGCTTTGCCAGGGATTACAAGATACATACCGGTTATAATCTGCAGGGGCAGGCATGGTGCGCTATATTTGCATCAGAGGTATTTGTACAAATGTTTGGCTTGGAAGACGCCAAGAAGCTCCTGGCCGGGGCGCTGTATCATTATTGTCCGACTGGCGTAAATCAGTTTAAGGCAGCCGGACGATGGTTTACCTCTCCTGAGCCGGGAGATGTAATCTTCTTCACGAATGGGACCAGAGCATATCATACAGGTATCGTAACTGAGGTAACGTCTACCAAGGTGAAAACTATAGAAGGTAATACATCCGGAGCCAGTGGCGTGATCGAGAATGGCGGAGGAGTCTGCCAGAAGTCTTATAGTTTGTCCTATGAGAGAATTATGGGGTATGGTAGACCGGATTGGAGCATTGTGACACAGCCGGAATATACTCCGGGCTGGAATCATGATGATAATGGCTGGTGGTATGCGGATACGAAAACCACTTACCATAAATCCTGCTGGCAGCTCATCAATGGCCATAAGTACTATTTTAATCCGGACGGATACGCTGTTACCGGGTGGCAGGAAATTGATGGTAAATGGTATTACTTTGAACCAAGAGCCGGTCATGATCTGGAATGTGCACTGTATGTATCAGATCAGGATGGAGCGCAACATATTGGTGAGTTTTGAGATTAGTGAAATAGTGCTATATTTGTTTGGCAAGGTTACCAATTGCCCAGATCGATACTAGATGATAATATAAATGCATTCTAAAACATAAATCAAGTGCTGAAATCCCAGAATACTATAATCGATTATAATTTAAAATTCATAAGTCATTTGTTACACTCAGATGGCTTTCTTTTCTGCACTTTATTTTATGATTTGGAATGTTTATAACAAGAATAATTACAAAAGATAAATTTTGGAGGTAAATGTATGAGTAAGAGAGCATTGCTAAGATTGGTAACGTGTATTTGTGTGTCAGTTAGTCTGTTATTTTCAGGGCAGATATCTGCTTTCGGCAATGAAATAGATATCAGTAAGAGGCCTTATCACGAGTACACTTTTGATAATGATCTACCTTATAAAGTTTTAGATTCACCATTTTTTAAAGAAATTGCATTAGATGGCCATGAGGATGATAGTACATGCGCTCGTATAGCTGGTTATAATGGAATTGGCAAAGCTAAACATTTTGATGGGAAAACTTATATGAACTTTAATCCTAGTGTTTTACCGGTTGGAGCGCAATCTATTAGATTTCAAATTAGAAAAGATGCTTCTACTGTTACAGAGAAATCAGAACCAATTATTTCATCCTATTCAAACACTGATTCACAGTATAAGTACAATTTCGTTTTTCATATGGGGATTGGAAAATATGCAATGAATGCGAAGGGGGCTTTAGACAACCCGATACCAGGTCACTTATGGATATCAAAAAAAGATGATTCGACTGTAAATTATGAAATCCAAAGCCCTGAAAGCATATGTGATGGAAAATGGCACGATATATTATTTACATGGGATGGTACGACTAATACCAACGCGGTAAAGTTATATGTTGATGATATGACAACTCCAGTTGCAGAAACAACAGCTAACTCAACAGACAAGCGGGATAATAGTAAAGGCAATTTAAATTTGGGATTTACTCTATATTCTATAAATCGTGATTATTATAAATACACTACCAATTATTTAACTGGAGATATAGATAACCTTCAATTTTTTTATACGGCCATAAAACCAAATGCTACAGATCCTGGGGATCCAACAACTCCGGATTTACTGAATTTAAGGGCTATAGCAGGAAACTCCAGGGTAGACTTGTCTTGGAATGCATTAACGGATGCAGCAAGCTATATTATTAAACGATCTACTACCGCAGGTGGCCCATATACAACAATAGCATCTGACGTTACCGGAATTACCTATACAGACACAGATGTTACAAATGGAACTAGTTATTATTATATAGTAACGGAAGTTGTTAATGGCAAAGAAAACAAAAATTCGAATGAAGCATCGGCAACTCCGCAAGATAATATTGATCCCAATCAGCCAACAGGTAATAAGGCGCTTCTTGTAGTCATGATGGTGACGGGTGAAAAAAGAGAATATGTAATGTCCGCAGATAAAATTAAAGATTTCATTGCATGGTATAATAGTAAAGCAGCTTCCAGCCCAACCTATATGATTGAAAAGGATTATAATAAAGCTTCATTCACAGCTCGAAAAGATTATATTACTTACGATCAAATTTCAAGTTTTGAGGTGAACGAATATAACAATTAACAAAATGCAGGCGAGTATCCGGAATTCAGGACCCGCCTTACATTATCGTTTTTTATAGTACTGCTCGTACCACCGTGGTTGTCTAAAATACTGAGGGATACTTTCAGCGCTAGGCATTCTGTAAAATCCGCAACAGCTATTATCTGAATTACATTCCTGCTCCACTGGATCAAAGTAGGGACATTTATTTAAAACTGGTTCAAGTTCACATTTCGCTTTCATTTGCAATCACCTCCTTGAGACAATTATAAGAACATTTGTTCGAATGGTCAAGAGAGATAAAATGGAAAATCAAAAGTGAATATTTATTACATACAAACAATAGGCAGATCCTTTTAACGGGTCTGCCTAAATAACTATATCAATTAATATATTACACCCGGCTTAAGTATATTATTGGGCTGTCTCGTAACAACATCCCTATCTGCAAGATTTTTGAGTTCTTTTACATAATCGGGGGAAGCCCAATATATATCGTTGAAATAAACAACTCTACCATCAGCGATCTCCTGCAGTAATGATGCCGTTTTGTCTGTACACTCAACCCAACCAACGCCGGGAGCTCCAACCAAGAGTCCGCTTGTTTGACTTGTAGGATTGGAACATGTCCCATCTTCAAGGAAATTATACCATCCGTCAGAAAATTGGTAATCTCCGATTTTCATATATCCTGACTCATCAAAATAATACCAAGGTCCACCTATCTGTTTCATCACATTTTTTGCGAAGCTTCCGTCATCATTCTGGTACCACCAGCCGACGCTATCCTGTTTCCACTGCCCCGCAAAGGCTGTTATACTCATAGCTGCAGTTAATATAACAGTTGTAATCAGTAATTTTATTTTATTCATCTCATGCCTCCTTGTGTAAAGATGCCATAAATACACTGATTTTATTATAACTACTGCCACTCCACTACGCAACAGAAACATGGAAAATGTTTACAGAAAAGTCGAGTATCCGATATTTCGTACACCGCCTCACGTTGTCAATGAGTACGATTTGACAAAACAGAAGAACCGGTATGCAATAGCTGGTATCTGGATATAGATGGAAAATGGTACTGGTTTAATGCTGCCGGGATCATGGTCACTAATACCTGGTATCAGTATAACAGCGCATGGTACTATTTGGGACCGGACGGGGTTATGTGTAAGTCTCAGCTGGTTGAGAATTCCGGAAAGATCTATGCCGTGGATACTGAAGGCAAGATGATCACGGGCGAGATATTGGTTTCGATGTTGAGTGATGGGGCGTTATAGTATAAGGGATTGGCAATAAATTGACGGGGAGCGGTATTACTTTGAACCCAGAGCCGGGCATGATCTGAAACAAAGAAAGCAGTAAGATTGTTTAGTTGACTATGATTAACATGGGGTTTATTTGCTTTCGATTTTTTGTAAATGGCTTGATATTTGCAGACTTTTGAAGTAATCTTATTATAAAGATAAAATTAAAAAATGTTATTGCGAAGAACAAACTACATCCACAATTTTGTTAAAAGATCGGAGAAACAACTATGACAATTAGATGGGATATGAGAGGGAAAACGCCGCAACAACAGGCAATTGTAGCTGCAAAAGATAAAAATTCAACAATAATGAGAAAGAACTCTAACTATACTACAGTCTCATCGGTTTTAATACACCCTATTTCTATTTTTATGAAATTAGGCTGGGATAGCAAAGGGAATTTTGACGGATTTCAAACATTGGAAGAGTATATGAGATGCGTTGAAGATCAAGGTTCTACTTGGTTTTCCACAAATGTTTTAGCTTCTGGAATGTCAAAAAAACAACTGGAAAAATTTAAAAAAGCTATAGGTAATAAAGAACGGATATACATATACTTTGTAATAGGAAAATCGGGTGGTGGTATAAATGAAATTGAATTTAGAGCAGAAGTTATAGATATGGCTTCTGCAAAAGGTGGAATTAAAACACCGAGTGAAATAGAGACTCCAAAACTGTGGATAAATGATATCTGTACAATATGGATTAAATTAATCAGATTAAGGAGATACAATGCTAAGAAAGCGGATGATTTTAAATTTGTTAGTAATGGTAGACCGCTTTCAGGTTCATTAAAATCCAATTGTTGTTTTGGATACATAACTAATGATTAAAGTTCTTGTTGTCTCGGTTTTATAGCATCTTAACTTTGTGATTTTCGTGTATAATATAATATATAAATAAGCAAATAACTCTAATTTACAAAGGGGAAAGGATAATTTCTATAATTATCCATTAAATATGAGTGATAAAGAAAAAATAATTGATGAAATAAATTTAAGAGGAATTGAGTATTTTGTGCACTTTACTGATGTTAATAATTTACCTAATATATTAAATATGGGTTTATTAACAAGATCCACGTTAGATTCGTCAAAATTGAAATACTCTTATAATGATGAAGTAAGAATAGATAATGTAACAAAATCTTTATCATTATCTATTTCCTTTCCAAATTATAAAATGTTTTATCCAATAACTAAAAAATATCCAGAACGAGATTACTGCGTTTTGTTTTTAAATGCTTTAACAGTGATACAATATGATTGTGCATTTAATTATACAAACGCTGCCAGTAATAATTGTCGTTTTATCCCTATTGAAAACAGGAAAACTTATTCCTCATTTATAAATATGTTTCAGGATAATATAAATGGGCATAATAGGTCAGAGTTAGGACTTATGAATTATGAGCCAACGGATCCGCAAGCTGAAATACTTGTTTTAGAAGATATACCTACTAGTTGTATTGAATTTGCTTTTTTCAAATCATCGTATAAATATCAATTATATAAAAAAATTTTTATTAACAGTAGTATAAAATGTTGGTTTAATGAAGGATATTTTTATGCACGACATGATTTTCAAGGTTGGAGGTAAATATGGCAATTAGACCAGTTTATATTTCAGAACTATTGTCACCGTATGTTAATGAGTGTGAAGTTGATTTTGATTATTTTCCTGGTTTTTCAGTAGCACAAAAACAGCGATCTTTTCGTAGTTTGCATGAAAGATTTTCAGAGAAATATCCTCAATATAAAGTACTTGAAATTTCAAGTAAGAGCAATATTGAATTAGGAGTTTTGTTAAGCGCTTTTAATTTGATGATAACTACTAAAAATCGTTCTTTTTCAGTTGAAAATGCATTCCAAAGTAGCAAGGTATTTGAACGAGGTGGTCCATATATTGATCTCCTTGATAAAACGTCCAAAACAGCTAAGAGAGATGAGCGGTTGAAAAATAGTGGTAGATTAATAGCTTTTAAATATTTCAATAATCAATATCCTTTAGAGCCAAAAGATTATTTTTATAATTGGTTATATATTAATGCTTTAAAATTAAACACGGAGTTAGCAAAAGAAATTGTTGAATATGAAGCATTTACAGATATCGAATTTAATCCTCAAAGATCTATTAATTGTCAAGCTAGATCTGCTGCTATATTTGTAGGGCTTTCAAAAACTAATATGCTTGATAAGGCATTAAGATCACAAAGAGATTTTTTGAGTATTGTATATAGAGAGCGGATTGATGATAAAGACTATGAACAATTGAAATTTGATTTATAAATTTATATTTATTTCGTGTTGTATTTCGTGTTGCATAACCTTATAAATACTTATTTTTTATGGTAAATATTTGTCTGTCAAAATAAATACTAATGCCGAGAAACTCGATTTTACAAGGAATCCCGGCATATACTAATGTTTTGTTAATTCATTTTCACGGGTTCGAATCCCACTATCTCCACTTAAACGGTAAGCCGCAGGCGTGATTGCTTGTGGCTTAAATTATAACTTATAGGGACGGGACACTTGATAAATCAAGGGTAAAAAAGGTACATTTTTAGTTTGAAAATGTACCTTTTTTTTGCCCTAATTGTAGATGACATGGGGGCATTTTTGAGTTTATTTGAAAATGGTAATTTATTCCTCAATTGTAAAATGATTTTCCCTTTTGAACGGGAAAGATAGGTACAAATATTTTAAAATAGCATAGAGTAATTCGTGTTACAAAAAGGCAGGGCGCAGTCCCTGCCTTTCATGATATATTAAACTTAGCCGGTGGAGAAAGGGGACACTATGGCAAAGTTTTTATCTTATGAGGACCGTTTGGAGATTGAAAGTGGACTGAAGGAGGATCTGACTTTTACAGAGATAGGCAGAAAGTTGGGGAGGGACAGAACTACTATTACAAAAGAAGTTCGTAACTATGCAGTTGAGCAATGTACAGGATATTCTGCCTATCCCCATAATGTATGTAAGTATCGAAAAGGCTGCAAGAGAAAAAAAGTATGTGGACCAAATGAATGTAAGCATCCAATGGTAACCGTATGCAAACAGTGTGAGAGTCTTTGTAACAGGTTTTGTGAACAGTTTGAAGAAGAAGTTTGTACCAGCAGATTTAAAGCACCCTATGTATGTAATGGCTGCAGTGAAGTGAAAAAGTGTACACTGACGAAGATAATCTACGATGCATTGTAAGCCCATCGCCAGGCGTCTGAAAAGATTGCACAATCAAGAAGTGGGATTCTTTCTACAGAAGGAGAAATTGCCAGACTCAATGATATCCTGGTTCCGCTGATTAAGCAAGGACAATCCATACATCAGATTTATTTAAATAATAAGGACGAACTAATGTGCAGCGAGAAGACTTTATACAATTACATAGATGGAAGTCTGTTTGATGTGAGGAATATTGATCTGCCGCGGAAAGTAAAGTATCGTCCGCGTTATAAAAAATCAGAACTGAAGGTAGACAGAGGCTGTCGTGTGGGAAGAAACTATCATGATTACGAGGTGTATCTAGAGAAGCATCCTGATACAGCAGTGACCCAGATGGATTCTGTGATAGGAAGCAAAGGTGGAAAAGTTCTGTTAACGATATTTTTTGTAGAAACGTCCTTGATGCTAGCATTTTTAAGAATGCCAATACCTCTAAGTCAGTAATTGATGTTTATGAAGAACTATATCATAAGCTGGGGGAACAAGATTTCCGAAAGTTGTTTCCAATCATTTTAACAGATAACGGAAGTGAATTTTCTAATCCGAAGAGTATCGAGTATGGTGCAGATGGAACAGGATTTCGTAGAACCAGAATCTATTACTGCAATCCAAGTGCACCCTATCAGAAAGCGGAAATAGAGGTAGGCCATGAATTCATAAGAAGGGTATTACCAAAGGGAAAAAGCTTTGATGAACTGATGCAGGAGGATATCAATCTGATGATGGATCATATCAATTCCTATAGAAGAAAAAAACTGAATGGAAAAAGTCCGTACGAAGCATTCTGTTTTTATTATGGAAAAGACCTGGCAGATAAAATGGGATGCCACGAGGTTGGAGCCAACAGTTCAATTTCAAAATGTGAAACTCGTTTACAAAACGGGAAGCTCGGAATGCAATTGACCCAAAACTGCAGTAAAGTTGATATTATAATACCAAAAATTACATGTAGCCGGTTAAATGTTACATGAAGCACAAATTTGACGATTTATGGTATATAATGTAACATTAGAATAGTATTACATATTGATTAATAAAAAAGTCCAAACAGATGCGAGAGGTGCTATTTTATGAATGCAGTAACATCAGGGAATCTAATAATCAGCAGCGATCTGAACATCAGTGAAATTCAGGAATTTGAAATGAAAATAGAGAAAAACTGCCATACCGCTGTCAGGATCGCAGGATCTGTACCGGATGAAACAGGAGAGTCTCCGGTTTTTCAGAAACTGGAGGGAAGCAGTATAACGGTCTCAGCTACAGATGAAAGGGGTAATAAAGCCAATCCGCCTATCTTTTGCGGTTTCATAAGAAATGTTGAGGTATGGCAGGAAGGAAGTGGGTATAAAGCGAGGATTGATGCAATATCGCCTACAGAATTGCTGGACTTAGAAGAGAAAAGCAGATCATTTCAAAAGATTGATATGACTTATAAGGAACTGGTGAGAAGTGTATTATCGGACACAGAAAATGCTTATGTAATCTTTCATATCGAAGACCGGAAGATTGGAAAACCAATCTATCAATACAGAGAGACGGACTGGGAGTTTTTAAAACGGATTGCAGGGCAATTAAGTACTTCCCTGCTTCCAGGAGGAGTTTCCCTAAAGCCGGAGCTGTATTTTGGTCTGCCCCTTGTGGATTCGGCAGAAGAGAAAGGAATCCGGCCTGAGAGAACATGGTTTGATAAGTCTTACTATACATTTGACCGGGATCAGTATCATTTTGCAAAACATCAGTTTATCTGTTATGAAATAAGCAGCTATGAAGGCTGGAAGCCCGGAGACCATATATCTATCTCCGATGGCCGGGAGATAGTGGTTCTATCAAAAAAGTGCAGGCTGGAAAACGGTCTGCTGGTTTACCATTATACGGTAGGTCCCCCCCAAGTATTTGGGACGGCTGGATATGACAATCCCAAAATATCTGGGGTTTCTCTGGCAGGAACGGTGCTGGAAACGAAACAGGAATCTGTGCGGGTTAAGCTGGACATTGACGGAGAGCAGTCTTTCGGGGAAGGGTACTGGTATCCGTGGATGCCGGAAACTGGTAATCTGATGTATTGTATGCCGGAATCTGGAGAGCGCATTACGTTAACGTTTGATGACGGAGAAGGCACTGCCAGGGCCAGCAGGAGTATCCGGAAAAACGGAGCGGGAAATGGAGAAATGGGAGATCCTTCCAAGCGGTATTTTACAACAGCAAAGGATAAACGGTTGTTTCTATTGCCGGATAGTTTGGGATTTGTGGATTTAAAGCAAAAGGTTCCGTTAAAGGTAGAAATTCATGACAGGACGGGAGCGGACATTGAGAGCAGCCGGGAAGTGACAGTTCTGGCTAAAAAAGGAGTATGGCTGAAAGGCAGCCGGGTATCTTTTCAGGCGCCTCAGGAAATTTCGATTGTAAGAAGAAATAGCATGTCTCCAACAGTTATTAATATGTGCAATGGATTTGATTCCATTGGTAAATTTGGAAAAGTAAAAATGGAAGGAAGCAAAGATGCCGGATTTCCTGTTTTTGAATCTTCAGATACCAAAGGATATGATATCGGTGGGGCGGAGAATGCTGTAATGGCTTCCACTCCGAGCTCAGCTGGCTCTACCGGGTTGGAACGGCAGATAACAGGAACAAAGGTAGATATGGTGAAGATCAGATAGGAATAGTTCCTAAGGGAGGTAAAAAGATGGGTAAGACCATAAAAATCGGCGGCGTGGGGAAAAGTCCTGCAATTGAAAAGGTCAATCGACTGAATGCAATCAGCAGCAGTCTGGATGCAGCGGCCGTACTTGAAAAGAAGGTATTCCAGTCGGAACAGGTTAAGGCGCAGGAACGCTTGAACAAAAGAAAGCAGATCATTGAGGATTTTGCCATCAGCTTTCAGGATAAGAATGAGTAAGGTGTAGGAATGATGAACAAATTGTATGATCCAGACACAGAAGGGTGTATCCAGGAGCAGGT